CGAAAAAAATGTTTACAGATAAAGTTGTTCCTATATCGATTAATTATCCGTTCTTTTTTAAACCTATCCAAGATGGTATGGATCGGCCAAAATCCGAACTTGCTTACAGAGTACCTGCTAGTAAGTTTACAAGAAAGAAGATCACGTCGAATGAGCAGCTCGAAGATATTAAAGGACTAGATACGACTATAGACTGGAAAAACACAGGAGACAATAGTTATGATGGTGAAAAATTAAACTTATTAGTGCACGATGAAAGCGGTAAATGGGAAAGACCAGACAATATATTAAACAACTGGAGGGTTACAAAAACCTGTTTAAGATTAGGTAGTAGAATAGTAGGAAAATGTATGATGGGCTCAACTTCTAACGCCCTTGACAAAGGAGGAGACAACTTTAAAAAACTATACAATGCTTCAGATGTTACCTCAAGAAATCGTAATGGACAAACAAAATCTGGTTTATATTCTTTGTTTATCCCAATGGAATGGAACTACGAAGGATTTATTGACGAATACGGATATCCAGTTTTTAATAGTCCAGATAATGATGTACTCGGACCAGATGGTGAATTAATAGATTACGGTATAATAGAACACTGGGAAAACGAAGTTGAAGGGTTAAAATCTGATCACGATGGCTTAAACGAGTTTTATAGACAGTTTCCAAGAACAACAGAGCACGCGTTTAGGGATGAGGCTAAAAACAGTATATTTAATCTAGTTAAACTTTACGAGCAAATAGATTACAACGAAGGAGTAGGTAGCGTTGCGAATATAAGCACTGGAAATTTCCAATGGGTTAATGGAGTGAAAGACACGCAAGTTATATTTTATCCAGATCCAAAAGGTAGGTTTAAAATAAGTTGGACGCCACCTCAACATTTACAAAACAAGAGTATAGAAAAGAAAGGGATAAAATACCCAGCAAATGAACACATGGGAGCCTTTGGGTGCGATAGTTACGACATATCAGGAACAGTAGACGGAAGAGGATCAAACGGAGCATTACACGGTTTAACTAAGTTTTCAATGGAAGACGCCCCTCCAAATCAGTTCTTTTTAGAATATGTAGCAAGACCACAAACAGCGGAGATATTCTTTGAAGATGTATTGATGGCATGTGTGTTTTATGGTATGCCTTTATTGTGTGAGAACAACAAACCTAGACTTTTGTATCACTTTAGAAGAAGAGGTTATAGAGGTTACTCTATGAACAGACCGGACAAGTTATGGAACAAACTTTCTGTAGCTGAAAAAGAAATAGGTGGGATACCAAACTCAAGTGAAGACATCAAGCAGGCTCACGCTGCTGCTATTGAAATGTATGTACAGAGTCACGTTGGTCATTTAGGCGATGGTAATTATGGTGCCATGTACTTTAATAGAACGCTAAATGACTGGGCTAGATTTGACATAACAAAAAGAACAAAGTTCGATGCTACTATTAGTTCCGGACTAGCCATAATGGCTTGCAATAGGCATTTGTATAGACCTAACGCGAAAATTGAAAAACCAAAATTAAACATAAACATTGCTAAGTACTCAAATAGAGGTGATGTTTCAAGAATAATCAAAAATTAAATATGGCTGGAGTTATTAAAAATATTTTTCCAAGTCAAGTTGCTAAAGATTCTGAGAAAAGAAGTTTAGAATATGGCTTGAAAGTTGGTAAAGCAATTGAAAACGAATGGTTTTCAAATAGTCATGGTTATCATGGTAGCAATAGATATGCTAACAATAAAAATAATTACCACACTTTAAGACTATATGCTAGAGGAGAACAATCTATACAAAAGTATAAAAATGAATTATCTATAAACGGTGACTTAAGCTACTTAAACTTAGATTGGAAACCAGTGCCTATTATATCTAAGTTCGTAGATATTGTTGTTAATGGCATCTCAGAGAGAATGTACAGTGTGAAAGCTTACGCGCAAGACCAGTATGGAGTGAGTAAGCGCTCTGCGTATATGGAGTCTTTAATGGGAGATTTACAAACGGTAGAACTAAATGAATTAGCGAAAAGTATTGGAATTAATCTTAATGAAAACGAAGGGCCAGACTTACCAAGGACGAAAGAAGAACTAGATCTATACATGCAATTAACGTATAAACAAGGTGTTGAAATAGCAGAGGAACAAGCAATCAACATGTTGATGGAAGGTAATAGGTATGAGTTAACAAAAAAGAGGGTTAATTACGATTTAACTGTCTTAGGTATTGGAGCGGTAAAAACATCTTTTAATACTTCTCAAGGTGTTACTATAGACTATGTTGATCCAGCTAATTTGGTTTACTCTTACACAGAGTCTCCGTATTTTGAAGATATATATTACGTTGGAGAGGTTAAAAGCATACCTATCAATGAATTGAAAAAACAATTTCCACTACTTACTGACGTTGAGTTAAAAGAAATATCACAAGGAAAAAGCACTAGAAATAGATATATGAACAATATACAAACTGGTGACGAAGATAATAACAAGGTTCAAGTTCTCTACTTTAATTATAAAACCTATATGAATCAGGTTTATAAAATGAAAGAAACAAAAACAGGAGGAACTAAAGCTATTAAAAAAGACGATAACTTTAACCCACCTGAAGACAAAAAAGGAGACTTTGGTAAACTAAATAAATGTATAGAAGTTTTATTTGACGGAGCTATGATAGTTGGTACTGATAAACTTTTGAAATGGGAAATGGCTAAAAACATGATGAGGCCAAAAAGTGATTATACTAAAGTTAAAATGAATTACGCTATAGTTGCGCCGAGAATGTATAACGGTAAAATCGAATCGCTAGTTAGTAGAATAACTGGTTTCGCTGACATGATTCAACTTACACACTTAAAGTTACAACAAGTTTTATCTAAAATGGTTCCTGATGGTGTTTATTTAGATGCCGATGGGTTAGCTGAGATTGACTTAGGTAATGGTACAAATTATAATCCACAAGAAGCGTTAAACATGTTCTTCCAAACGGGTAGTGTAATCGGTAGAAGTTTTACTTCAGAAGGCGATATGAATCCTGGTAAAATACCTATTCAAGAAATATCTAGCGGTAGTGGTGGCCAAAAACTACAAAGTCTAATACAGACATACAACTATTATCTACAAATGATAAGAGATGTAACCGGGCTAAACGAGGCGTCAGATGGTTCTAAGCCTGAAAAATACTCATTAGTTGGTGTTCAAAAGCTAGCGGCAGCAAACTCTAACACAGCGACAAGACATATATTACAAGCTGGTTTATTTTTAACATCTGAAACCGCAGAGGCTTTATCACTTAGAATATCTGATATTATAGAGTATTCTCCTACTAGAAACGCGTTTATACAAGCCTTAGGTGCTCACAACGTTTCTACACTTGAAGAAATGTCTCAATTACACTTATATGACTTTGGAATATTTATAGAACTTTCTCCAGACGAAGAACAAAAAGCTATGCTTGAAAATAATATACAAGTAGCTTTAGCACAACAAACAATAGAACTTGAAGACGCGATAGATCTTAGAGAGGTTAAAAATGTAAAGTTAGCTAATCAACTTTTAAAAGTTAGAAGAAAGATTAAAATGGAGAAAGATCAAGTTAAACAAATGCAACTCCAACAGTCTCAAGCCCAAGCTAACATTCAGCAACAACAAGCTGCTGCTCAAATGGAAATGCAAAAAGAACAAACTAAAACACAAAGCGTAATTCAAATTGAAGAATTTAAAGCTAACTTAGAGTCTAGTAAAATGATGCAAGAAGCTCAAATTAAAAAAGAACTTTTACAGTTAGAGTTTGAAAACGACATGAGATTAAAACAAGCGGAAATCTCAAGAATGAACAACGCAGACGTTGAAAAAGAAGACAGAAAAGATAAAAGAACAAAGATTCAAGCTACGCAGCAATCAAAAATGATAGAGCAAAGACAAGATAAAGCTCCTGCTAAGAACTTTGAACAAGAAGAACAGTCACCGTTTGATCAAGATAGAGTTCAATCGATGATGAACAATATGTAACATTTATTAATTATTATTATATTTTATTATGAAAGAAGAAAAACAAAAACCGGCAGTAGCCGAAGAACCTAAAGTAGACAATACTGTTGAAAAATTAAAGGTTAAAAAATCTAAACCAAAAAAGTTTTCTAAACAACCAGAAAACAATACTACTAAAGTAGATTTAAAAGATCTAGCAGCAAAAGCAGAAGAGGTAACAAAAGTAAACTTAGACAAACCTGTAGAAGAAATAAAACAAGTTGAAGAACCTAAAGTTGAAAAACCTGTAGAGACGCCGTTGTTAGAAGAAGTTACAAAAGAAAAAAAGGAAGTTAAAAAAGTTCCAGAACCTCCTAAGGTTGTTTTACCAGAAAACGTTCAAAAGTTAATGAGCTTCATGAATGACACTGGTGGAGATATTAATGACTACGTTAAACTTAATACAGATTACTCTGATTTAGATAACGATACTCTTCTTAGAGAATACTATAAAACAACAAAGCCACACTTAACAAACGAAGAAGTTGACTTTGTTATACAGGACAAGTTTTTATACGACGAAGACACTGAAGAAGAGTTAGACATAAAAAGAAAAAAATTAGCCTTGAAGGAGCAAGTTGCTCAGGCAAGGAACCACTTAGACGGGTTAAAGTCTAAATACTATGAAGATTTAAAAGCTGGAAGTAGATTAACAGAAGATCAGCAGAACGCTATTGAACTCTTCAACAAATACAACGAGGAATCAGCTACAGGACAAAAGATGACCGAAATATTTTTGGATAAAACTAATAATGTTTTTAATGACGAGTTTAAAGGATTTGAATACAAAGTTGGTGACAAGGTATATAGGTACAACGTAAACAACGCTGAAGAGATTAAAAATTCTCAAACTGATATTAATAATTTTGTAGGAAAGTTTCTGAACGAAAATAACGAAATGTCAGACGCAGAGGGTTATCACAAGTCTCTATACACAGCAATGAACGCGGACTCTATAGCTAATCATTTCTACGAGCAAGGAAAAGCAGACGCACTAAGAGATAGCGTTGCAAACGCTAAAAATGTGAGTATGGATCCTAGACAATCGCACGGCGAAAATGTCGAGGCTGGAGGAATGAAGTTTAGAGCATTAGATGACGATGGTGGTTATTCTAAGTTTACATTCAAAAAAACAAAATAAATATTAATTTAAAAAATTACAAAAAATGGCAATTACACCAGGAGGTAGTTTAAATAGCACGCCGCTTCCACAGAAGCAAACGCTATCTACAAACTACATAGATTTTACAGCTGAAGCTACAGCAGGATGGGCTCAGCAATATCTGCCTGACTTAATGGAAAAAGAAGCTGAGGTTTTCGGTAACAGAACAATCGCAGGTTTCCTTTCTCAAGTTGGAGCAGAAGAGGCTATGACCTCAGACCAAGTTATTTGGTCAGAACAAGGTAGGTTACACTTATCTTACAATGCAACTACGCATGGTTCAAACGAAACTTTTGATGTTGGTAACGACATTGACGGTCAAACAGCAGGTGCTAATCACGGTATTAGAGTTAATGACACTGTTATAATGACTAGCGCTACTAAAACTGCTAGAGCAATTGTAACAACGGTTTCAGGAGCAACAGTTACTGTAGCTACTTACGATGGAGTAGATTTACAAACTGCTATCGGTGGTTCAACAGCTATCGTAGTGCTTGTTTATGGATCTGAGTACAAAAAAGGTGATAACGGTAGAAGTGGTGCTAACACTCCAAAGTTCCAAACTTACAAAAACAAGCCGATCATATTAAAAGACAAATATGAGATCTCAGGATCTGATGCGTCTGCTATTGGTTGGGTTGAAGTTTCAGGTGAGCAAGGACAAAATGGATACATGTGGTATTTAAAAGCTGAGGGAGACACTAGAGCTCGTTTTGCAGATTACTTAGAAATGTCTATGTTAGAATCAGTTGATGCAACTATTGCTTCAGGTTCTACAGGTGTTGACAACTTCTTAGGAACTGACAACGAAGGCTTATGGGGAACTCAAGGTTTGTTTGCTGCTATCGAAGCAAGAGGTAACATTACTTCGGGAGTTACAGGTGTTAACTGGGCTACTGATTTAGCTGAGTTTGACGCTATTTTAGCTGAGTTTGATAAACAAGGTTCTATCGAAGAAAACATGATGTTTGTAAACAGATCTACTTCTTTAGCAATAGATGACATGTTAGCTGGTATCAACGGTGGTTACGCTGGAGGTGCTTCTTTCGGTGTGTTTGAAAACGATGCTGATATGGCTTTAAATTTAGGTTTCTCTGGATTCAGAAGAGGTTCTTATGACTTCTATAAGTCTGATTTCAAATACTTAAACGACAAAGGTACTAGAGGTGGTTTATTAGACACTGTTAACGCTATCAGAGGGGTTATTATCCCAGCTGGTGTTTCTTCAGTGTACGACCAACAACTAGGAAAGAATCTTAAGAGACCATTCTTACACGTTAGATATAGATCTTCTCAAACTGACGATAGAAGAATGAAGACTTGGGTTACTGGTTCCGTTGGAGCTGTAACATCTGACTTAGATGCGATGGAAGTACATTATTTATCTGAAAGATGTTTAATTACTCAAGGTGCTAACAACTTTATGTTAATGAAGTAAGCACTTATTTAT